CTGCCGATGTTGACAGTGGAAAGATTAGCAGAGCTGAATTCTTAAATCCACTTCCAGGCAAAGTATATGGCTATTCAATCGCCCAATGGACAAGCACCAATAGAAAAGCCGGATTATATGATTCTGCAAAAGCTAAAGGTGTTTCTATTGCAGACGAAGAGAACTGTTTGGAATTCTTATTAACAGAATTGAATGGTTCTTATAAATCTGTAATGTCTGTTTTGAAAAATGCAAAATCTGTCCGTGAAGCATCTGACATTGTATTGAAGAAATTTGAAGTACCGGCAAACATGGGTACTTCTGTTCAGGAGAAACGTGCTAGTTACGGACAAAATTATTACAATAAATACGCCAAAATAAATGGTGTATCATCATTAGGAGGTAACACTATGACTGAAAGCGAATTAAGACGTAAAGTTGCTACTTGGCTTGACAGCTATCTTGGTTGTGCTGAAGGTTCTGCTAAACATAGGGAAATTCTCTCTATTTTCAACAACAGTAGACTTTGCACACGATATACCATGACAGTAAATGATGCTTGGTGTGCTACTGCTGTTTCTGCTGCATTTATCGCATGTGGTCTGACAAGTATTTTTCCATGTGTTGAATGCTCATGCAACAATATGATTACAAAAGCGAAAAATGCCGGAATCTGGATTGAGAATGATGCCTATGTTCCAAAGGTCGGAGATGTTATTCTCTACGACTGGCAGGATAATGGTGTTGGTGACAATATGGGTTCTGCCGATCATGTTGGTATTGTGTATAGTGTTTCCGGCAATTCATTTGTCGTAATTGAAGGAAACTATTCTGACACAGTAAAGAAAAGAAACCTTGTTGTAAATCAGAGATATATTCGTGGATTTATTGCCCCGAAATATTCTTCAAAAGCAACATCTTCTACTCCGTCTACACCTTCTACCCCTTCCAAACCTACAACTTCTACTTCAACAAAATTGAATAGTACAGTTAAGTGGAAAGGTACTACTGTCGCAGAACTAAATGTAAGAAAATGGGCTGGTACAGAAAATGGCACATGTTCATTCAGTCCACTTAAAGCGAATGTTTCTGTTGATGTGTGTGATTCTGTAAAAGCAAAAGACGGATCTACTTGGTATTACATCAAGTATAACGGAAAATATGGTTTCGTACATAGTTCATATGTAAGAAGCACTTCTGCTTCTACCAGTTCACCGGCTACATCAAGTTCAAAAGTTGAAGGGGCACAGAACTTCAATAAGACAATCGCCGGAACTTACAAAGTAACTTCAAGCGATGGTCTGAATCTAAGACTTGGTGCAGGAACTTCAAAAGGTAAAATCCTTGCTATTCCTAGTGGTGGTACAGTGAAGTGCTATGGCTATTACAATGTATCTGGTGGTGTGAAGTGGTACTATGTTGCCTACAAGACATACACTGGATATGTTTCAAGCCAGTATTTGAAAAAACAATAAGAAAGCTATGATGGTGGTGGGTTTTCTGCCACCATCTAGTATGGAGTGAAGAAATTGATTGAATATATAGAATATTTGAATGTTCCAACAAAGGTCGCACTCTCCATTGTTGCATTATTCCTGATAACACAAGTTGTCGGTGAATTGATGGAATTACAAGGAAAGGTTGTTCCTGAGTTTGTGAAGATTCGTAAATACTTTTCTCGCAAAAAGCAAGAAAGGGAAATTCTGCGTCAAGTTCCAGAAACACTAAGGGAAGTTCAACAGTCACTTAATGAATTCAAATCTCACTACGATACGGATAACATTCGTATGAGGGATGATTGGATTAAAAGTGTAAATGAAAGTCTAAAAGAAAATGATAAATGGATTAAGGAATTTGATAAGAAACTAGATAAAAATAATGCCGATACTCTGTCTCTACTCATAGAGAATAAGCGAAATACTGTTATTGCTTTTGCATCGAAAGTTGTTGACGAAAACAGTTCTGTTACGAGAGAGGAATTTACCCGTGTATTCAAGCTGTACAAAGAGTATGAGGATATTATCAAAGACAATAATCTGACAAATGGTGAGATTGATATTGCATATCATATCATTATGGATGCTTATGAAACCCATATGAAAAATCACTCATTTGTTGAAGATGTGCGTGGATATAATATCTAATTGCATATCTGTTTAATAGAGCGGAAATTTGACATCCGCTCTATTTTTTATCTCAATAAGGAGAAGTATAAATGAGTAAAAAAGTATATAAAAATGTAATTTTATTTATTGTTGGCTTCTGCCTGTATATCACTATAGAAGTATTGTTTAGAGGATATTCATATCCTCTCATGGGTGTTTGTGCCGGTTTAGTAGTTGTTGTGTTGGATAAAATCAACGATCATATATCATGGGATATTGATATTCTATTACAGTGCATGATAGGCATGTCAATGATTACGGCACTTGAATTGATTATAGGGAACATTTTCTTGAATACTGATTTGTTGCCTGTAATGTGGGACTATTCAAATTTGCCACTCAATTATAAAGGAATTATCTGTGTGCCGTTTATGCTGCTATGGATAGTTCTTTCTTTTTTGGCAATAATCGTTGCTGATTCAATAAACTACTATGTCTTTGATGAAGAACCAGTACCATACTATAAACTGTTCGGACGTACAATCATACAATTCAAAGAAAAGTAGGAGAAAGTAAATGAAAAAGTCCAAGAAGAAATATGTGATAGCTGTTGCGGTTATTGCATTGGTGATTATTTTGCCATTACTTTTTCTGTTTGGTCGGAATAATAAAAGAGAAAGTTGTGAATAAATTTTAAGGCTGTAGATTATTCTACAGCCTATTTTTTACGCTTTAGTCCACTAAATTTCTATGCCAATACTTCTCTCTCGCTAATGCATCTATCTCATTTATCATTTCTTGATCCGCAAATTTCGCCATATATGGCAATGCTCTTATGATATTTTCCTTCCATTCACTTGTAAGTTTATGAATTTCTGACACACGAATTATTTCACCGTCCTTTTTTTCCGCTTTCAATTTTCTATAAGCCCACACAATAATCCTCGCATGATATTCGTCATCCGTTTCTGCATATTCATCAATACAAGCCTTGCAAAGTGGCATAAACTTAATCAAAGTATGTGTAATTCCAACTCTCTTGCATACTTTAAGTGCAGACACTTTCATCGGTCTTCCTTTTGCATGATAATGACCACTATATATCAACTCACATTCTCTTTTAACAGATTTCAGATAATTTCGATCCATCAGATCACGATTGATATTTGTATTATTACGGTCACTGACATAGTGGCTACATTCCTCGTCTGCAATATCAAAATCACTAACAACTGGATTCAGTAACTCTTCTGCTGTCACACCTAAAAAGTACGCTGTTTGGATAATGGCAATAAACGGATAATTATACTTTGCAAATATTGTCTGTAATGTTGAATAACACATTTCATAAGATACGCCCATTTCCTCATAATACTGCTCCATATCTTCTGACATAATCCCTAAAAGCCGTTGTCCTAGTGTCCGGTAGCCTTTTTCTTTCAGCTTCTTGTATAACAGAGCTATAATCTTTTTTGCATCCATCCCGTTACAAGGGGCATTGGCAATTTCCCACACATAATTATAATATTTCAAGCAATGCGTGTTTTCTAACATTTCTATTTCCGAATCATTACACCACCATTCTGCTGGAGATATCATATCATTATGTTTTGAACCAACTCTTATTTCGGATTCTTTTAGCTTACACCTGTGTTTCAAACAGATATCTATACCTTGTATTTGGTGGGATTTATGCCAGTAACATTCACCGATAGATTCTCGTTCTTCTTTAACACACAAAGGGCAATAACTAAAAGAATGCCCCTCTTTTGATTTCTGCATTCTAAATAATGTTCTAATATCAAAAGAATCTGTCTGCAAAAGCTCCCACACATTATTTATTTCTTCCTCAGTATAGAAACGTGCTTCTTGTCCGTATAGAGTATGATTTCTTATAACATTCTCAAAACCAAATATTTTTTCAATGTCATGGCGAAACTCTGCTTTGAATGGTGGCACAAACTCTTTGTTCAAATACAATCTGTTGTTCCCGGTTACTTCCTCTATAAAATGAGAATTGGACGTAAAACCTTTTGCCACATAATACCGGCACAGCCATGAATAAAAAAGCTCATCTTCGTATAACTTTGGTACAATCCCTAACATGCAATCACCTCTACCATAAATGCCACATTCATTCTATTTATCATTTCATCAATATCCATTGCCCCCTGTTTTACGATTGTACTTAGGTCTGAAATTAGGGACTCGTTTTCGATGCAAAGAATTTCACCGCTGATTTCTGGCACTCTTTTCTTTCTTTTCTGGCTGGCTTTTGCTCCCATATTTGGCTTAATATATCCGTGTAACATAGATAACCGGCTTTTATATGTTTCTTCCAATATCGTCAAATCTAAGGTGTCATAGCCACTCATAATTGCCATTTCCTGACTATCATGCAGCAATGTTATAAGAATAGAAACAACGCCCCCACAATGCTCATACAGCCAGTACGTGACTTCTTCTGTAAGTTCTACGCACTCTTTTACATATTGATACTGCCATAATACTTGACATAAAAATTTGAAGTAATCGCCATATTCCATTGCTTCATATCTCAACCCTACACTTCTACGTGCCAACTGCATAGCCTGTTCAAAGAATGGCACACTTTCTGGTGTTCCCACCATGCAGATAGATATACCGCTATTATTGATTAACTGTGTTAGTGATCCAATGAGGCTTTTCCCATTCTTAGAATTAACCACATTTTGTATTTCGTCCACGATCAAAAGTCCTATGTGATTTAATGCAATCGTACTGACCGAACCAATTAAAACATCTGTTGTCGTATATCTTGATTTTTTAGCTGACTCATAATAATTTGTTTCAAGCACCTCATCTGTTTTTCTGAGAATTTCCAGAAGCAAACTTTTTACTGAGCTGTCAAAAGGACACTGTACAACCAGGCAAGGAATAACATCCCCTATCAGTTCATCATCCTGTATAATGGCGTTTTCTGTTAAGAGTCCAATGGATTTTTCTATAGCACTACTCTTTCCAATACCAGATGAACCAATAATAGTGAATGAATCCGAACCACCGATTATTCCCACAGAATCCATTCGTTTTATCATTTTTGCATTCTCATATCTTTGTTTTACTGCTGCTGCCGTGAATTTCTTTTTTATAGATAGTAATAGTGCCAGATATAATTTATTATATATTTCAATACTCATTTCAGATGGCACATACACCCTATATATATCCGACAATGCCAGTAATCTGCTTGCCTGACTTTGTTCTATTATTGTTTCATTATACGCTGGAAGATACCCAAGTTCTTCAATTAAACGATCTCCCGATAACACTTGTGGTAATAATTCGATAATCTTATTTTCTTGTAGCATATTTCTTTACTCCCTTCGTAAAATCAATATGTGTACGAGTTTCTTCCTTTGTACGGTTTTCACGTATTTTCTTTATAGGGACAGATTTTGGCACTGATCCAGCCGTTATGACTTCAATCGTTTTTAGCAAATTTATTTTTGCTTGCTTGTTTTCATTTTCCGCTTGTTTGATAACTTCTTTTTTCACATCGTTTATTGAGGCAACATTCGCCACATTCATGTGTTCATATCGACTTTCAATCAGTTCAAATTTTACATATTCACCATTATCAATAAGCCAAACATCAGAAACAGAATCCGGATTATAAGCAACAGTAACCTCCCCACCTTTCAGATACATTTCTGTATAGTTAGGGTGCTTATATCGTAATCCGTTCACCTTTAAGCCGTTTCGGGCAAATTTGCCGATGCATCTAGGCAGCAGTGTCATAATAACTTGCTCTGCAGATACATCTATCAAGTTTGCATTATTACGGTTTCTGCCATAATTCCAAACTTCACAGGCAAATGGTTTTATGTTAGCAGAAAGCATCTCTTCAGTGAATGGGTAATTTTCCAGTATGCGTCCACTATTATAATAAATGATGCAATGTAACAAGACTTTTTCGAATATTTCCAATGTGATACAAGCATCTTTTCGATAGTCGTGTGCGCCCCTTTCTTGAAAATCCGGCTCTATTACACCTTTTCCTTTTAACACGGTTTTGAAAGAATTCTGTATAAGGTCAAAGAATTTTTCGACTGATCCTTTTAGTTCTGGTCGGTATGATGGTAAATCAATCAACCTTATTCCCAGTTCTGTGATTTGTTCAAAGTTTTCAGATATATATTCTGATCCTTTATCTGTTATCATTACCCCTGGCATTTGGTGGCAATCCCACACATTATCAGCAATATCAATACCAAATTTTTTACAGTGTTCCTTTTTATCTGCAACGATATTAAGCATTAGTCCCTTAACACTATATATTCCACCTTTCCAACCAAGCGAATAACCTAAACACATACCACTATACCCATCTACACAAGCCGTCAATATCGGTCTTCCTACAACTTCCCTTGCATCATTCACAAGGTAGATATCGCAAATTGTAGAATCCAACATGCCAAAACCTACATTTGGGGCAAATTCCTGTACACCATCACCAAGCAACGGTCTATGATTTTTCTGATAATCCTTTAAACCGCCACGACTGATATATAAATTTTGCAGCTTCTTGGTCTTCTGAAAGTAATAGCGGAATTGATGAATAGAAGGATGATCTTCTTTGAGATGACCAGTTTCATCACAGTATTTCTCTTTCAGCATCATTGTATAAACATCGGAAATACTGTGTTTCTTTGTGGTGTAGTAATATTTGTTTAATGCCCACCTCATATTTTTTTCATCATTGGTCAAGTTTCGTTTTTCTTTTTTGTGTGGCAGCAGGACTGTAATATCTTGATAAACTAAATATAAACATAAATTGTTACGTATTGTCTGCTTAGTAACTTTATATAATTCAGCAATCTCACGGATAATATAGCTTCTCGTTTTCTCATCATCAATAACGCCCAGAACACTAGCAAACAAGCTGTAATGCTCATTCATATACTTTTTCTCTTTGGTTGATAAAGTGTTTGTGTCAGTCGGATAAATGCCAGTAGTCACCCATAAAACGCTTTCAGGCACGCTTTCAAATTCAGCCAAACTTTCTATCCATTTCGGCATAGTACGCTTAATACAATCAATTACAAGCCATTCTGAGTCACGTTCTTGTAATATACGGTAAATCGTGCCATCTTGAATTTTGATAAGATTATTCTGCATCTATAACTAACCCCCAATCTTCTACACCATGATTTCGCCAATAGTTCCTTGAATCGTCCAATAACTTTACTGTCATTGGTTTAGTGAGAAATTTCCGATATACGCATTCTCGCACCATTAAACCACCATCATTCTTAACACAAACAAAGTCTGACATATAATCTGGCAAGCTGTCTAAAACGATATTCATACGGATTTCTTGAATGTCGGAATTTGCTTCTAATTTTTCGAGATAGCTTCTTTGTAGATCATCGTAGGTTTTACATATTGATTTTGATTTTGTGACTGTGATTTTTTCACATCGCCCTTTGAAATTCTTTTTTCGCATATGAATCTCCTTCCCAAAAATATTTCCCAAAATCAGAAGTAATTGCCAAAAACGTGTTTTGTTTTTGGGAAAATTGGGGCGAAAGTGCCGATTATGTGAGATTTAAGCCATTTTCCCCAAAAAGATAAATTCCCAGAAACGTAAAACAAAAATACTATATATCCTTTCGCAAACATGATTTTTCTGTTTTTCGTAAAAATCGTTATCCTCTGTTTTAAGCAATATTTGCTTGTTTCAGACGATTAGTAGTCTAAATAAAATCTTAATTTTATTTAGATTTTGTTGCTATGAAGTGTGAAAGCACTATTATTGTTGTCTTATTCTCGTTCAGCCCTTATACTATATATACAGCCTACCGCCATAGGTGAGTATTTAGAAAGGAGCTTTGAGAATATGGATAACAAAGATTTTCACTCTATCATACGTAATGCTTTGACAAATTATCTTTTTGAGCTAAATCAAAGCTGTTACGAACAACCAGAATGCAAAAAAGCCACATCAAAATGTGTTGACTATTTAGACTCAAATTTAATAGATGAACAATGGCTATTAAATAATCACCTGGTTGTATATTCTGCTTGTTGTTGTTATCATAAATCGTTGGATTCCTCGATTAAAGAGGCTCATGTTTCATCTGATGAAGAATCTCTTGCTAAACTTCGTAAAGAACGAGAAGTCATAATTCGCCTAAAGATGTTTTATAAGAACCAT